CAAGAAGATCCGTACTGCCCCTAGCAAGTTCGCTAAGCGTCACTACGACGATTATGGATCTGTTGAGCGTGATCATTGTGCTTACATTGGTTTCCAACGCCACGGCTGCAAGGAGCGTATGTGGTCCATTATTGGGGAAGCCTTAGCTAAGGCCCTCCTTGCGAAGATTAAGATTTATCCTCGTTCTTATGACGAAGAGCTTGAGCTTGTTAAGTATGATCGTTTGACGCTTACTTACAAGCGTGTTTCCGTTCCTGGTGGCGTTGAAGACGAAATTGACGGCGTAATTGTTGGAAGTATTGGTGCTAGTTGCACTTTTGAGACGTTGTCTACTGATCTCGCACTTAACATGAAGAACAGGGCCGAGCATCAGTTCTCTGGTGACACCCAGTTTGCTTATTATCCTATTGAGGCGAAATGGTTTAATTCCTCGTCTGACGATCGTATGATTGTTAAGGACATTGGCGAAGCTGTTGTGGAGCTTTATGCAACTCAAGTTATTACTGTTAAGAACTTGACGCCTAACGATGGCGGCACGTCTGATTTGGACGTTGTTGGTGTCAACCCCATTCATGGGAAGAAGTACGAGTTCAACAACTTTCGACCTAAGTTGATTGACTCTATTGAGGAGCAGACGCAGAATGGATTCTTGGGTGCATTTTACGAGGTTGACGACAGTAATGGCATTAACACTGCTGTGTCTATTCCCGGCGTTGCGAACTCTGACAATATTATTGCTCACCCGCCTGTGCCGCGTCAGTTGTTTACCAACTGTGCGCGTTCTACGCCCGTTTTTATGGGCGCGGGTGGTATGAAGGTTGAACGTACTACGTTTAAGATTAAGCACAAGTTTAGTACGCTTATTGAGCGTATTTATTACAACCAGTACGATAAGGGTTCGTTTGGTGGTTGCACTTTCTTCGCGTTTGAACGCAAGACGCGAAGCGTGAATGGTGAGTCCAGGGTCAAAATTAGTTTTGACCGGGCGCTTCACATGTCTGCTCATTGCAAGCTTGCCGTGAAGAAGACCATGCTCAAGCATTATGACGCCAATAAGGTTGTCGGTCCTGATGGTCAGCCCATTGCTGATCCTTGACTGGGTGGCGGCGAGGACGCCGCTTCGCCGGCGCCACCTACGCCGTCGCCACCGACGCCGACACCGTCGCCGCCTACGCCGACACCGTCGCCACCGACACCGTCGCCACCGACACCGTCGCCACCGACACCGTCGCCACCGACGCCGACACCGTCGCCGCCTACGCCGTCGCCACCGACGCCGACACCGTCGCCACCGACGCCTCCACCGACGTATTATAATTCGTGTAATGAGGCTACCAACTATTTGGCACAGCCTAATGTCACTTCCAGTAGTGCACCTAATTATCAAACGTATCGCATTGTTTACGGATTTAACATTATTGCCAATGGTGTTTACTTGTACGACTGTTCTACTGGTTTAGTTGCTGCTTGGCAGCATACTTATAACATTCCAGTAGTGCAAAAGACTGTGTTTGGCCAGATCCAGTACCATAAGTAAGTGCGCAATGCCGCCGCAAAGACCACGTTCATGGATCCCAACTGCTAAGCAGAAGGCGAAGGCTCGGTCGAATGCTATTCGACGTCAGCGCGAAGCGCGCGATCGCGCTCAAGACAGGGCTCGTCGACGACAAGCGGTTATTGATTCACGTATGAGGCCGTTGAACAATACTGAAATAGCGATGATTATAGAAATCGCATTGGCTGCGACACGCTGCAAATAAAGTAAAAATAAAAAGTCTGAGTAGAGCAATTTTAATTACACAGAAGCTATGTGATGAACGTCCCAGCGGTCCAACGACATAGTAGTTCTATTAGGCTCAAAATTGGCGAAGACCATTATATGCACAGTTTCAAACCAAACTGTTTGAGAGTCGTATTTACCCGATGAAATAACTTGATCGAGGATTTGTTCGATGACTTCATAGACCACGTCGACGGCGCCAGCTTCAGTCGAGCGGGTAAGGTCGAACACGACGACTTTTGCCTCCGTGATGCGTTTGCTCAGCACATGGAGCATGTCGGCTTTCTTCATAGCCCGGACAATAAGAGCTTGGTGGTGTAGAGCGAGATAGCGTGCCATAAAGCTCTTTCCGACATTGCCGACACTCTCCCAGAACCAGCTCAGCTTCCGCCCGGTAGCCGGTTGCTGACAAATGTTGAGACATGCGGTCTGCCATGGTCGTAACTGCGCGGAGGAGGTTGAGTCTCTCAGCAGCGTCTGAGTAGAGCGCTGTTTGAAATCCATATGATATTGAGTTAGAAACCTGCCATACATGGCGAACTCCTGGAAAAAGGTAGATTGTAAGTCTGAAAGGTTCATACCTGCTTCGATCGCGTCTTTTACCGCATTTAAATCGTTTCTGCGCCCTTTGCCTTGAATTCCGCCATGTGCGGTAATTTCACCAATTTCGACAGGTGTCGTATTTGGCGCACGCTTGTTTTCATCGATGCAATAGTCACGAGCTTCTTCATGAGTGCCCTTTGCTTTTTCGGTTCTCGCATGGGTGCCCAGAATCCTATTGAGGAAATTGGTGACTGAATCGATACTGATAATTTTTTCGATTTGGAGGTACCCCTGTAAGTGAGGGGTGCCAGACTCCGCAATCTCCTGTTGGAAGGCGATGTACGTTAAACGAGTCTCCCGCGTCACGCGGGTGCCAACATGCACTGCTGATAAGGCCGCCAGGCCTGCAGGCGTGTAGTTGTTGGCCGTAAAGACGACGAAGCGCGCGCGAGGAGCCATATCGCCCCCTGAGGTGTGCACCGAAAAGTAAAAAATGAGACCCGGGGGGCGACTTTATATATATGAAATTCGACGGCGCGTAGCGCGTCGAATTTACCGAAGTGGGATAGTATAACTATTACCTATCCCACTTCGGTAAACTGAAAACTCAGGGCCGGGCCCGTTAGGAGTTTAGATTTAGCGAAAAAGCCGCCCCGGCGTATGAGGGGCTTCACAATGAAGCGCGCAACGCTGCACATTATTGTAAACAGTGTGTGTTGCGCTAAGATCAAAGGAGTTGACCATGACATGGGCTCGGATTCGAGCGGAAGCGAGGAGGACGGGGACGCTCCGTCAGCGAGCTCTTCAACGGATACTTGATTCGGCCAATAAATTGGCGCGAAAATATAAAAAGCCAGCGGCTTTAATTGGGCTTTATAAAAAGGCCATGAAATTGATGAAGGTACGTCACAATTAGCTGCGCATGGACCGTGGTTTTGGCGGTAACTACGGTTATCGGTTTTCCGATATTTTTCCCATGGGTTTGAGGAGTGCGGGACGCGGCGTTGTCCGTCGCAATTCGACGCGTTCCTACAAGCCTCGCGGCACTATTCGGAAACCTAGTGGCTCACCTCTTGCCCGCAAACCCATTCTCAACCGTGCTCGTGGCCGTGCCATGAAAAAGCATCGCCAGGCGGGTTATACCGCGGCGAAGCGTAAGCGTACTTCTGCTAAGAAGCGTGGTTCTTTCAGGAAGGCCAAGAAGATCCGTACTGCCCCTAGCAAGTTCGCTAAGCGTCACTACGACGATTATGGATCTGTTGAGCGTGATCATTGTGCTTACATTGGTTTCCAACGCCACGGCTGCAAGGAGCGTATGTG